ACTAGCAGTGATGCTAGAGAATATCGGAAGGTGCCGCCTCGGTAGGGTTTGGGCTTTCACCGTCCACTACCTCGAGCGAGACCAGCTGCTTAATGAAATCATCAAGCATTAAAGGAAGTTGACCAATGCCGGCAATCTTTGCTGCTTCGTGAGCCATGAAGGCTAAGTCCTCAACACCGATACCGCTGTTAGATATTTCGCTGGCTTTGCGTTTGTATTTGCGTTCCCAATTGACGATGACCATCAAATTAGTTTTGACTATTACGGGGCCGTTACCCAGGTCTATTTGCAGTGTTAATTGCATTGTCGGCTGCTTTCTTTTTTAGCGATTAGGGGGTGATATCTCGAGCAAATGTGCCACCAGTGAAGGTGATTTCAAACATTGACAATTCGCCGTATGAACCATTGACAGGCTGAAATGAGGACATCATTGTATTGCTGACTGTGTACTCAGGGTTGCTTGCGCCTTCAGTTGGTCCAGCAGGTGAGATCACAACGGTTGTGGTGCCAGTGCCAAGTGCATCGAACAGTGCCTTTTCAACAGACGTTGCACCGTAAGACGCGTAGCACGTGAGCGTAACTTCAACAGCTTGTAAGCCCTTTACGAACAGGTGGCCAGAATCTCCAAACGATGTGCTCTCGAGAGGGTCGTAGCCCACCGTGATTGCCGCTGATGCGGTCACCGTTGTGGCGTCAAAAATGGTGCCACCTGACGTAGGGGTGAATGTCACTGTTGGGTTTGTTAGATAGGTGGTGGTGCTGGTGGCCATATTTACTCCTGGTCATGTAGGTGTGTCGGGCCACCGCTGTTGTTTAGATTATTGCAGATTTTAGTCTGTCTCGTGTGCATCATACATTCTGCGATTGCATGCGGATGGTCAAGTCGTAGGCGGGGAATTCTTGCCCACCAACAGAAGCGAGTGCAGGGTTACCGGATACCACAGCCACGTTCTTATCCAGAAGGCTGGCAGAGATGGCTAGCAAGGGCCGTAAAGCGTCCAAATTGCCTGGGCCTATACCGATGACTCTGACTGGAAAAGTCATGGTGACAATGTGGTTATTCATTGCAGAAAATGTTGGCGCGTCAATGAATACACAGTTGCTGTTGAGGTTGCGCGGATCAGTGACAATGCGCAAGCCTGTGATGGTTGCCAGCGTTGTCGCTAAATCATCTATGGCTTCATTGAATAAATCTGTGTATGCCATTAGGCCACCGCTGGGCGGTCAATCCCTAGCAGCTGCTTAACCATTGGCGTGAAAGCATTGGTCGTGATGGCTTGGCCCATTGAGTCAAAACTTGCAAATTGGTCGATGCTTCCGCGCTGTCTGAAATACGCTCCCGCCAGCATGATCGTGCCAAGGGTGACGTCTCCAGAGGGACTGGTCGCTAGCGCGTCAAACCAGCCCGCCTCTTGTCTGCGTCTATAAGCGACTTGATTACCCGCGCTGGTGCATTGTGCCAGGAAGGTGGTTTCATCGGCTGTAGGGCTGGTTAAACCGAGCCACAATTGAACCTGGGCGCTAGTTACCCATGTGCAAGTTTGTGTGTACGTCAAAGTGCCAGGGGGAATGGCAGCCGTGCGGTCTAGATCAGCGTCAACGTCATAAAACATCACCTGATTAGGAATTGGAATGTTGGCGTCTAGGCGGATGTTTCCGTCAGAGTCTGTACCGATGTACAGGTACTGAGGCAATGCGTAAACGGTTTGTGTGCCGTTTAACCCATGGCCAAGGCCTGTAAGTGTGATGGTTTCACCAATAGCGATATCGGTGTTTTCCAACGTCTGGACAACTGCATAGTCATCCAGGCGCTGATGGAAAATAACGCTGTAAGTAGCCATGGCGGCTAACCGCCTTTCGGACTAGGCCTGAGTGATTTTGCGGATCATTCCTGAGATGGCTGCAAAGGTTGAAACATATCCGTGGAAGCTCATCAAACGGCCAAGCACTGCTGGCTGTTCAACTGACATTAATCCGCGGATGGATTCATACGCCTCAAAAGCATCGCCTGCACCTTGGCCAATTCGAGTGATAATCATGGTCTTGGCAGCAAAGTTGCTGTCAACTACAAGCTGCAAGCCAAGTGGGTTGCCGTTCCATGACGCTGCTGTTGCATTGCCAAGGGCGTTTTGACCGGTAAGGCCTGCACCGATGAATGGGAACACTGGGCGACCAGTGCTGTCTGCAAGTTGTCCAAGCTGGCCCCAAACATCTGGCGATACCAGCATGTGTGTAGGTGTCCAGTTACGGCCATTTGAGATGTCAACTGCTGAGTCATAAACGCTCTTGAGAAGGTCTGCGACTGTGAGGTCCCATACGCCCGATGATGTTGCAGCGGCAAGCAAGTTGTCAGCAACAAGGTTGTCGGATGCGATCATGTATTCACCCATGAGGTCATTCAGGATCAACTGCATTGCTGCTGGGCTTGTGAAGTCAATGTCCTGCACTGACAGTGTGACCTGTCCAGCCAAGGTTGTTTTGCTGATTGAGTTGCTAGCAATGACCATGGTGGTGGCTGATGCTGCTGCAAGTTCACTTTGTGACGCAACGCTTGTGTGAGTTGTGATGGTAGGACGAATGAATGTTTTGGATTGTCCAGAGTCTGGATATGCGCGCATGCCCACAGCCTCAGCGACAGGACGCAAGAAGTTTAGATCCTGCACCAATGGTCCGAGCACTGGAACAGGCAAAAGTCCAGGCGTATCAGTGGTGAGAACATCACCAGCTGCTGCTTGAAGTGCTGTGCGCTTTGAAGCTGAATACTCAGCCACGGCTGCGTTCATGTTCTTGAATGTGTCGCCACCGATGTGGTATGCGGCCATGAATTCACCAGCTGATGGCAAAACAAATTCGCGCTTAGCTGATGCAAAGATAGGTGATGTAGGGATAGCTGCTGCTTCGACTACTTCTGGTGTTACTGCTGGTTGCATTTCCTCTGTCTCCTCGACTTCTGGGTTATCTGGATTATTGTCGGTTTCGTCGGGGTTTTGGTGGATGCTTGCAGCCACTTGGGTGATGCTAGCACTAGCGCCGAACGCGCCGTGTGAAACTAGCGACAATTCTGTCCAAGCTGCTTTTTCAATAAGCATGACGCCAGCCTCGTTGTAGCTGAATTCCAATGGTGAAATTCCGACACTAACTTGATCGTAAACATTCTCTAATGCAAGTTGCAGTGATTCCTCGCCGAGAACGGTCTTGGCCACTCGAGCCTGGAACAGCATCCCATCGGGCGTATCTTCACGGGCAATGACTGTGCCAATGGCCTTGTCAGATTGGTGTCCCACAAACAGCTTGGGGTTAGGGCCATCAGTTGGCAACGCGCCTGGTGACAGCATAATTTCTGTCCCGTCCGACACAGTAGCGATGACGTTATATGGCGCTGCAATACCGGTGATGGTACGGCTGGGTGTGCCGTCTGGGGCGGCAGCGTCAATGGTGACTGAGGTTGCATTAAAGCGGATCATGCTAGGGACTCCTGTGTGTTTTCTTGTGGTGGTGCTGGTGGTTGGGTTGATGTGTCCATTTTGTCGGCCATTTCATTTTCGACTAGGAAGTCGTCAGTGTCAAACTCAACATAGGTGCCACGTGGCAAAACATTATTTTGACTGAGCGTGGAAGCGAGACATTCTGAATATGCTTGCACCCCAAATATGTAAAGGTCAGCCCTGGCTTGCTCAGAGGACTGATAACTGTAAGCACCGGTAGAAACACCCACCAAATATGGCGGCACGTTAGTGAGGCGCGCACATTCAAGTGCCTGGTAGTTGGCTGCATCTATCAAAAGCATCTTGTCTGGGGTTGCTGTGGTTTCGGTGTAGCTCAAAAATTCGTTTAGCGCGGCTGTCTGATTAGTTGCTCGAGCTGCGTTAAACGCTGATGCCAGGTCTGCAAGTTCGCTAGCAGATAGTGGTTCACCGCCAGTTTGTTTCAAAACACCAGCAGGTATTGACGATTCTGCATTGCGATATCGCGCAGCTTCAAGTTTTAGTGCTGTGGCTACGGTCTGCTCTGACATGTACACAATGCCCTGAATAGGACTAAGGAATTGCACCAAATCTTTCGGGTCAATCATGTTGCCTTGGAAGTAAACCTCACTAGAAGGTGCATACCAGACGGGACCTGCCTGGTCAGTTGTCGTTACTGATCCCGCTGGGAGACGCGTAAAACTTGCTGGAAATCCGTCCTGTGTGCGGCTGGTGATATACCAAAATGCGCGGCCGTAAAAGAATAAATCGTCAAAAGTCCAAGCCATTAGGAAGTTATAAGTAACTGTCGGGTCGGGCTGGCGTAGCCATGAACGTGGCGCGAGATAGACACATTCCATTTCTCCATCGGTTTCGTTCCAGCGTTCCGTGTACATCTTCAATGGCATTGACCCAATGACGGACGCCATGAGATCACGGGCGCGTGAAATGGTGGCAACGCTCATAGCACGGTTGCGGGCTTCACCTTCAAAGTATGTGTAGTACTGCCCAATGAGATTTACACCGGCAGCGTTAGAGGTGTAGCCACCAGCAGCTGCTGCTTTAGCCGTTGGCGATGCAGGGCTTATTGCTGCTTTAGTTACTCGATTGAATAGTGCCATGTTGGGATTATCTCACATTTCAGGTTGGCAGGTGGTCATGCCTTGCCAGATTCCCGACAGAACTAGCAAGACATAACCGCCGATAGTTTACCGATTGACAACTACCAGCATGGGCTTTCCCGCTTGCTTTGGTCGTGACGCCAACGCTGCCGCCCAGATAGTGCAGCGCGCTAACTCGATAGGCCCTGGACTGCGTTTACTGCTGAGCGCTAATGCGTTTTGTTGGTAAATGGCCACGGCTCTGTTCATGTGTTCAGCAAGGTTTGACTGGCCCATATGCACTAGGCGTGAGTCGTTAATCATGCCTTTAACCAGGCTGGTGTACTTCATTAGCTCGCCATATCCGACAACTTTTTTGCGCCGTTCAAGAGACAAAGGGACATGGTTTTCCAATGTTGGTGTGACAGCAACCATCGTGGAAGGGTGCCTGCAAGCGTCAAGTAGTGCCTGTTGCATCTCGGCCAGTGACCCAACTACGAATTCAACATTGACATGAGCTACGCCTACATCGTCAACCGCTGCACGAACAGCGACATAGCGCGACCCGTCAAGCGATGAGTCAACCGCAATCCAGCCACCTTCTGGGCCTTCCATATCTGATAGGCAAGCGTCCCACTGACCGGGCTGCAACCAACATGCGTCCGCGTTTACAAACTGATTTAGCGACCCACGTAAAAACGATGACCTATCTGGGTGGTCAGCATCCAGTAAAAGTGATTCCAGTTCCAGCGTTTGACCGAGCGCGGGGTTAGCCCAGCCCCACCAGCGCGTTTCCATAACATCCACCCCTGGTGGTGGCGACCATTCAGCAAAATAGAAACTGCCCTGGCGTTTTTCATCGATCAGTTGCAGGCCTTGTTCGCGGTACCGGAGCATGGCAATAGAAGCCTCAGTGCCCGCAGTGGAAGTCATCATCATCATGGGAGAACCGCCAGCTGTACGCACATTTCGAGCCTTCATCGTGGGGCGCAAAGAATGAGCCAGCACCTGATCATCCACAGCATAGATTTCGTCCACCCAAATAAAATCTGCAGATAATCCCATTCCAGCCGATGGTGTTGCAGCCTTTACCAGCCAGCGCGACCCGTCAGGCATCTCGCAAGTGTTACGGCCATACGCACGTTTTAATGTCGCCCCGAAATACTCAGCCAAAATAGGGGCCACAATTTCAAACTGGCGCACAGCAAGCGTCAACTCATGCGCCGAATTGACAACGGTCTGAGGCTTGCCACGCAACTTAGCAATAGACGTCATCCAAGCCCCCAAAACAGCCTGGCCTAAAACGGTCTTGCCGCACTGACGCGCAACCGAAATAAGACCAGCGCGGTTAACGAGATCACCGGTATCAGGGTCAGACTCAAACAAACCTTCAAGCGCGTACACCTGCCAATCCATCAAATCAACGTGCATATAAGTATGAGCAAAGTCAACCACCAACTGGGCATACACAGAATTCCCTTTTCGCACAGTTTCCAATCTGGGCTGAGTCCTACCAATTCTCGAGTAGTCCGTCTGATCCTGGCCAGTTCTCGCCAGTTCTGCCTTCGGGGATACAGAGTCTAGATCGGAAGAGCACA